GGGAAAGGCCTTCAGGCATCACGTCCGCCACTACCGGCCCGGCGAGTTCCAATGCCGTCTGGAGGGGGCGGGATACAAGGTCGGGGAGTGGTGGTGCCAGATGGACATGGCGTCCGCCCCGGTTCCGGGGACCGCCGGCCGGACCCTGATCGCGGTGGCCGCCCGATGATCGTCATCGTCGGTAACGGCCCCTCGCCGGTGGGCAGGCGCATGCGCTACTTCGGAAAGGTGATCCCGCTCCTGGAGGGGTGAGGGGTTTGAATTTTCAGGCTTGGGACGGGGCGGGTTTCTTGAGACGGACACCCGGTCCGCCGCCGTTCTCGGCGATGAACTCGACGCCGGCCGCCTCAAGGGTCTTCTTAAGATGGGTGACAGTGGAAAATCGCGCATCGCCACCCGCTTCAAAGCGAGCAATAGAATTTCTGCCGACGCCGGCCTTATCAGCAAGCTGCTGAATGGTCCAATTGAGCGCGGCGCGCGCCATGCGGGACTGTTCGGGTGTCATGTGGTGCATTATGCACTGTTTTCGCTTGACGGCAATGAGTGTGTTGCACCACAATCATAGCACCATGCACCAATAGGAGGGCGCTATGTCACTTAATAGACGCGAGTTGTTGACCCGTTCGGTGGGCGCGGCGGCCTTAGCGACGGTGGGAACCGGCGCCGCCGCCGCGGTGCCGGCCGCAACGCCGGAGGCGCCGCCGCCGTTGGCGGCCCGCGAGGGCCTGGGCGCCCTGGTGATCGACGGCGAGATGGTGATCTTCGACGCCGCCGACTTCCGGATGGAGCCGGGCGACGAGGCGGTGGTGATCGCGCCGACCATGAACAAGGGCAGGAACGCGCCGATGGTGCGGGTGATCGACGGCCCGACCGTGCAGCCGTGCTTCTGGGACCGTTCCGCCGCGCTGGCGCCGCTACGCGACCCGGAGGGCCGGCCGACGCACTACCCGATTGTCTACGTGCTCGGCCGGGTGGTCGAGCGCCGGCCGCTGGGAGCGGCGGCTTGAACCTCAACGAGGAACCGATGAACGCCATCAACCAACTGACCGTTTCCGACCTCAACACCAGCATGGACGGCGAACCGCGCGTCCGCGACGTCGACCTGGGCGAGCGCCTGGGCTTCGAGCGGCCGCGCAAGATCCGCGAGATCATCGAGCGGAATAGGGCCGAGCTTGAGGGATTTGGCGGTTTGCCCCGCCGTGGGGCGAACCCCGGCCCGTTGGGCGGCCGGCCGACTTTTGAGTATCACCTTAACGAAGGTCAGTCGCTTCTGGTCAGCACGCTTTCGCAGGCGCCCAAGGCACCGCAGGTGCGCCGGATGCTGATCGAGGTGTTCATGGCGTGGCGGCGCGGCGATCTGCCGGCCGCCCCGGTGACGGTGGTGCCGGCGCTGGCCGACATGCAGGCCCAGGACATCTCGGCGCGCTGCCGGCTGGTCAACACGGCGCGCCTGATCTACGGCCCCCTGGCCGCCGCCGAGATCTACGAGGCCCTCGGCCTGCCGGTCGCCGAAAGCCGCGCGGTGACGCCGACGCTGGCCCCGCACCCGGAAGCCGACCGCGCCGTGGACGGCCCGGCCTGCCTCGGCCACCTGGCCGGCCGCGTGCTGTCCGGCCGTCCCCGCGTCACCCTGGGCGAGGCCATCCTGACGGCGGTCGCCAACGCCGGCGTCAGGATGACGCTGGAAGCCAAGGGCATTTTGGTCCACCCGGCCGGATGGATCGGCTACGTCGCCATCGACGACCGCCACCCCTTCCTTCTGCGCGGCTTCGCGCTGACCCTGTGGGCGGCCGACTGGCTGACCCCGCTGACCACCGTGCCGGGCGCCCGGCTGCCTGAGGGCCGCGTGCCGATGAACGGGCGCAAGCGGCGCGCCGTGTTGATCCCGCTGGCCGCCGTGCGCGCCGTCATGGAAGACACCGGCTTCTAGAATGATCGTCATCGTCGGTAACGGCCCCTCTCCCGTGGGCAAGCGTTGGGGCTCCCGGATCGACGCCGCCGAAACCGTGATCCGCATGGCCGACAACGATTGGCAGGACGCCCCCGATTACGGCACGAAATACACCGTCGGGATCCTCTGCGGCCCCGGCCGGAGGCTGGCCTGGGAACTGGAGAAGACGGCCCGCCGGCCCGGGCTGTGGTGGCTGTTCAATCCGCATCGCCTGCTGACCGGCATTCCGGAAAATCCCGTCTGGCATGGGGTTAGCTGCGAACGGATCGCCGACGGCTTCGCGGACGGCTGGATCGGCCGACTGGTCGCATCGGGCGCGCAAAACGAAAGCGGCGGCCGTCCCGCCCTGACGCGGGGGTTCGTCGCCGTGATCGAGGCCCGCCGGAGGTGGCCGGAGGAACCGATAACCCTGGTCGGGTTCGATGTCTTGGAAACCGGCGTCGTCCCGGCCACCAGCGAGGGATATCCGGCGGCGGCTTTGAAATGGCGGGACCTTCCGATGCATCAGTGGAAACGAGGGTCAACCCGCAATCAGTCCCACGACTACGGCGCCGAGCACGCCGCGCTTTTGACAATGGACGTCGAATGGGGGTTCCAGTGAAAGCGGTCATCCACGTCAACCACGCCGAGCACCAGCGCACCCACGGCGCCGCCATGAAGGCGGGCATGGAGCGGCACGGAGTGGCGGTGGAATTCGCGCCCTTCGACAGGCCCGAACCCTGCGACGTCGCCGTGGTATGGGGCTGGCGGCAGGCGGCGGTGAATACGTCGGGGGCGGCGGTGCTGGTCATGGAGCGCGGCCACCTTCCGGACCGCATGGCCTATACCGCCTGCGGCTGGAACGGGCTGGGCCGGCGCGGCGCCTATCCGACCGCCGCCCTGATGGGCGATTCGGCGGGGTTGCGCTGGAACCGGCACTTCGCGCCCCTGCTGGAGCCGTGGAGGCACGAGCGCGAGCCCGCCGGCGCGACGGCGCCGGAAGAGGACGCGGTGGTGATCTTCGGGCAGGTCGACGGCGACGCCTCGCTCTACAACCTGCGCCAGGGCTTCCAGGCATGGGCCGAGGGGATGGCGAAGGCGGCGGCGGTTCACCGCCGGCCGATCGTCTACCGCCCGCACCCGCTGTCGGTGCGCTACGGCAACACCTGGCACCCGGCCGGCACCGAACTGTCGATCCACCGGCCGCTGGCCGACGACCTGGCCCGCGCCTGGCTGGCCGTCACCTACAACTCGACCTCGGGCGTCGAGGCGGTTCTGGCGGGGGTTCCAATCGTGGTGATGGACGCCGGCGGGATGGCCTGGGACGTGGCCCGCCACGACGTCGGCACCCCGCTCCGCCCCGACCGCACCGCCTGGGCGCACGACATGGCGTGGACGTCGTGGACGATGGAGGAAATCGCCGCCGGCGACGCCTGGGCCGCGCTGGCCGCCTGCCTGCCGGAGGATGGCCGATGAGTTCGCTGACGCTTGTCACCGCGCCGCCCTATCGTCCGGTCAGCGAGGAAGAGGTGTGGGCGCATCTTCGGGTGCCGCTGCTGGGCAGCCCGGCGGCGCCGGCCGACCGGACGCATATCCTGGCGCTGATCGACGCGGCCGTCGGCGAAATCGACGGGCCCGACGGCACCCTGGGCCGGGCCCTGGTCCGCCAGACCTGGGACCTGAAGCTCGACGCCTTCCCGTCCGGCCGCAACACCGAAACCGGCTATCGCGGGTCGGCGGCGGCAAACGACGCCATCCGCGTGCCGCTGCCGCCGCTGGCCGGCGTGACGTCGATCAGCTACGTCGATACCGCCGGGGCGACGCAGACGCTGGCGGAAGTGAAGTACACGATCGACGCCGATTCCACACCGGGCCGGATCGTCCCCGCCTATGGCGAGGTCTGGCCGGCCACGCGCGACATGGTCGACGCGGTGACGGTGCGCTTCGTCGCCGGTTTCGCGCCGGGGGCGACGCAAAGCCCGCCCGCCGAGGAGGACTACCGCGCCAACGTGCCGCCCGCCATCAAGGCGGCGATCAAGCTGATGGTCGAACGGCTTTACGACGTCGACCCCCGGAAGGCCGAGACGATGGAGCGCGCGATCAAGGCGTTGCTTCCGGCCCAGGTGTGGGCATGACCCGCGACCGGCGGATCGTCATCCAGGCCTTCACGGCGACGCAGAGTTCTCTGGGCGGCGAGGTGAAGTCGTGGTCGACGTTCGCCACGGTGTGGGCGTCGCGGCGCGACGTCAAGGGCAACGAGCGGTTCGCCGCCGAACAGGACATCGCCACGCGGGCGGCGGTCTATTCGATCCATTGGATCGATGGTGTCCGCGAGACCATGCGGGTGACCGACGCCGGTGTCACCTACGAGATCAAGGGCATCGCCGACAACCGCCGGCAGAACTGGATCGAGTTGAGCGTCGAGGCGGTCAACCCGCCGGCGACGGCGTGATGGGGCGAGGATGATCGAAACCGATTTGCGCGACCTGCTGCTGGCCGACACCACGGTCAGCGGGCTGGCGGGTACGCGTATTTATCTCAACAAGCTGCCACAGGACCCCGGCTATCCGGCCATCACCTTCGCCAAGGTGTCGGGCCCGCGGGTGCACACCCTGGCCGGCCGCGCCGGCCGCGCGCGGCCCCGGCTGACGGTGCATTGCTGGGCGAAAACCGACCTTGCGGTCAAGACACTGGCGAACGCCGTTCGCGTCGTGCTCGACGGCTTCAACGGGCCGACGGCGTCGGGAAGGACGACGTTCCTGATCGACAACGAGTTCGACACCTACGAGGACGATGCGGACGTGCACCGCGTCGTCCAGGACTACCGGGCCAGCCACCGGGAATCGTAACACCAGCAAAGGACAAGCGGACCATGGACATCGTTCTGACGCAGGGCACGACTTTTGGAAGGGGCGACGCGGCCAGCCCCGAGGCATTCACCACCGTTCCGGGGGCGCAATCCCTCGGTCCCATCGGCCAGCCGCGCACCTTGCGCAACGTGACGACGCTTTCAGACACCGTGAGGCAGTGGAAGAAGGCGATGAAGGACGGGCAGGAAATGACCCTGCGCTTCCTTTACGACCCGCATGACGCGACGCAGGCCCTTCTCAAGGCCGACTGCGATGGGGAGACGGCGCACAACTACCGCATCACGCTTCCCGACAGCCCGGCGACCACCATCACGTTTTCCGCCCACTGCATCGATTTCTCGATCCAGGACATGGCGGTGGACGCCGACCAGATGGCCGTCGCCACCTTCAAGCCGCTCGGCCTGCTGACGTTCGCCTAAGGGGGGTAATCGGATGGCAACCAAAAAGGTCAAGGACTGGCTGACGCGCGCCAAGGCGGCGAAGAACAGGGGGGATCTCGACGCCCTGTTCGCCGAAGTCACGGTTCTGCCCCTCACGGAACGGCAGGCCCGCGCCTTGCGCTCGAAATTCACCAAGAAAGGCGAGGACGGGCAAACCGAGGTCAACGCCGACGCGATGACGGAAACCCTGATTGGGGCGTGCTGCGTGGTCGACGCGCCCCTGTCCGGCCGCGAGGACGAACTGCTCGACCTTCCGGCTTCCCTCTACCAGCGCATGGCCGCGGCGGCGCTGGCCGTCAACGGCTACGCGCCGGACACGGAGGGAAACGCCTAACCGACTCCCGGCGTCTCTTCCTCTTCGACCTCGCCCCCGTCCTCGGAAAGACGGTCGCGGAACTGGAATCCACGATCAGCGCCACCGAGGTCGACGAGTGGATTTCCTATTCATCGAAAATGCCCATCGGGGAACGGGGCGCCTATTGGCGGCACGGGGTGTTGTGCGCGCTTCTGGCGAACATCAACCGCAACCCGAAGACGACACGGGCCTTTACGCCGGCCGAGTTCATGCCGTCCGCGTTCGGCGGCGGGCAAAGCGTTTCGGCGAGAACCCCTAAAGAGGAAGCGAAGATGGTCGCCGCCGCGCTGAAGGCGGCGTTCAAGCACAAGGACGCCAGGAGTCGGAAATGACCACGAACTTTACCATCGAGGGCGCGGTCGAGATGGAAAGGCTGCTCAAGGAACTCGGCCCCGCCGTGGCAAGCCGGGTCGGCGACTTGGCGTTGAAGGCCGGGGCCGCGCCCATCGTCGAAGAAGCCAAAAGGCTTGTTCCGGTCAGAAGCGGGAAACTGCGGGATTCCATCACCGCCGAAGTGGAACGGAAGCGCAATGGAGATTCCGAGCGCCTGGTGCTGATCGGCTTCAAGCGGCCGACCAGCGCCATCGCCCACCTCGTGGAATTCGGGACCGTCCATTCCGCCGCCCGTCCGTTCATGCGACCCGCCCTCGACGCCAAGGCCGAAGAGGCGTTGAACGAGATGGGCCGGGTCTTGGGTGAAGGCATCGAGCGTGAAGCCCTGAAGTTGGCGAAGGAATAACCATGGCGAACATCGGCACGCTGACGGCCAACCTGGCGCTGCAAAGCGCAGCCTTCGTCCGCGATCTCGGCAAGGCCAGCAATGCCGTTGCCTCCAACACGGCGCAGATGCGCAAGCACATGAAGGCCGTGGAGACGGCCAGCCGGGGTGTGGCGCGGCAGTTCAGCCAGGTCAGGGGGGCGGCGGCGGCGCTGGGGGTCGGCGTCGCCCTTAACAAGTTGCGAACCCTCTTCACGCAATTCGAGACGTCGCTTCAGAGGACCGTCGGGCTGGTCGGCGTCGCCCAGGATCAGGTCAACGCCTTCGGCGCCGAAATCATCAAGCTCGGCCCGGCCGTCGGCAAGGGGCCGGGCGAGCTGGCCGACGCCTTGTTCTTCATCACGTCGGCCGGCCTTCAAGGGCAAACGGCGCTTGAAACCCTTGAGCGGTCGGCCCGGGCCGCCGCCGCCGGGTTGGGCGAAACCAAGCAGGTCGCGGACGCCGTGACTTCGGCCATGAACGCCTATTCCGCGTCCGGATTGACGGCCGCCCAGGCGACGGATGTTCTGGTCGCAACGGTGCGCGAGGGCAAGCTGGAAGCCTCCGAGCTGTCCGGCGCCATCGGCCAGGTGCTTGCCGTGGCCGAAAGCGCCAGTGTCCGCTTCGATGAGGTGGGCGCCAGCGTCGCGGCCTTGACCCGCATCGGCATCGGGACATCGGAGGCGGTGACGGGGCTGCGGTCCGTCCTGGTGGCCCTCACCAAGGAGACGGCAAGCGGCCAGGAAGCCCTGCGGGTTTATGGGTTGAGTTATACCGACTTGCGCAAAAGCATCCGCGAAAACGGCCTGATCGAAACCCTGATCGATCTTCGCCGGACAGTCGGCTCCAACGAAACGGCGATGGTCGACATCTTTGGCCGTGTCGAGGCGGTCAACACGGTCTTGGCGATGACCGGCGCCAACGTCGACCAGGTGCGCGGGATCTTCGATCGCATGAGCCAATCCGCCGGCACGCTGGAGAAGGCTTTCGAAGCGATCGCGGGGACGGCGGAACAGCGGCTCAACTCGTCGTTTGCGACGTTCGCGCAGAGCGCCATCGAACTTGGCAACACGATCATTCCGGCCTTTGCCGGGGGGGTGGAGCTGGCCGCCAAGTATTTGCGCGAACTCGTCGCCGTGTTCGCTGGTCTTGTCGCGTTCAAGGCCGCCGCATACTTCGTTGGAATCACGACGGCGGTCTTAAATTACGCGAAGGTTATTGCGACCGCGACGGCGGCCCAGGGCTTCCTTAACGCCGCCATGATGGCATTCCCCTTGGCGCGGGTGATCTCGCTGGTGGCTGGTGCGGCTGCCGCGATTTATGTTTTCAAGGACTCGACGATTTCCATCGGAGACACGACGATCAAAGTCGGCAAGGTCGTCAATGCCGTATGGGTGACGGTCAGTGAAACCATCAAGGGGACCATCGTATGGTTTTATAAGCTGAGCGAAGCCGTCGGAAAATTTCTCTTGCTCGACGGAAAGGGAGCTTTTGAAAGCCTGAGGGAATCCGGCGACGCCCTTCGCACGTCGCTGGAAAACATAACGAAGGCGTGGAGCGAGATTTCCGAGCCGGTTCGCAATGGCGCCGATGAAGTCAAAAAGGCGATGGATGAAATAAATCAGGCCATCCAAAAAGTAGAGGTTGGAACCACCGCGTATACCGAAGAAGTGCGCAAGGCCATCGAAACACTGCGGCGGGAAAACGATCAGTTGACCGCGCTGAAGGCGGCCTATGGTCAGGGGGCACAAGCGGTCGAGGACGTCAACGACGCCAGGGAAGTCCAGAACGAACTCGTTCGTTTGGGCATCGATCTGCAAAGCGAAGAGGGGCAGCAGGTCGCCGGCCTGGTTGTCGCCAACCGCGAACTGGAAAGGCAGATCGACCAGGCCAAGGCGGCACAGGAAGAGTACGCCCGCATTGGTGAACAGGCCTTCGATCGGATCGGCTCCGCCGTCACCGAAATGATGGTCAACGGAAAGAGTGCCGCCCTGGATTGGAAGAACATCATGCTGGGCGTGATTTCCGAGGTCTACCAGGCATTTATCAAGCTGGCGGCGATCAACCCCATCCTAAATTCCCTGTTCGGGGGAGACCGCGCCACGATCGGTGGCGGTTGGCTGTCCGATCTGTTCGGGGGCGGCGGCGGTACGAGCTCGGCGATGACAAGCGCGATGACCGCGCAATCCGGCCATCTCGCCGGCTACGCGAGTGGCACCCCGTCCGCGCCGGCCGGCATGGCCTGGGTTGGAGAGGAGGGACCGGAACTGGTCGATTTTAAGGGCGGGGAACAGGTCTATCCGTCGGCCTTGTCCAGGGTAGTCGCCAACGACAACCGCGGACCCCAGGTGAACATCGACGCCCGAGGCGCGGACAGGGAAGGGATGCGCCGGCTTGAGGCCACCGTCGCCGCGCTCAATGGCTCGATCGAGCGGCGGGCGATTTCCGCTGTGACGGGTGCCAGGGGCCGCAGCCAAGCCAAGATGCGGGAGGCGTTCGCGTGATCACCTATCCCTATGATCCTCCCGCAACCCCATCCTACCGCGCCATCGAGTATGCGCCCGCTTCATTGTCCGGCATGTCGGAAGGCGTCCTTGATCTTGGGCAACAGGTACAGGCCCACCAGGGCGAGGCCCTTGCTATGTCCGTAGAGCTTCCTCCCATGGATAGGGCTGAGGCCGAACCGTGGATTGCCTGGAGACTGGCCTTGCGGGGCCGATACGGGTATTTCCGCCTCAAGGTTGATCCCACCGCAGCGGCCCCACGGGGAAGCATTACGGGCTCTCCGGTTGCCAATTCGGCGATGAGCCCGGCCGTCAATATTTCCCGGTCTAGGCTGCTCTACGTCCGCTCCCTGACCCCGCTTGCAACAGGGCTGTTTTTGCCTGGGGATTGGGTATCGGTAACGGTGAGTGGCCTTCCCCGCCTGCACAAGAACCTGACCACAGTCAATGCCGATTCATCGGGGACCGCCGTCCTCGATATCTGGCCCGCGCTGAGGGGTTCCGTTGCCGACGGTTCGGCCATCGTTTTTACCAGTCCTACCGGGACCTTCCGACTGGCCGCGAACACCGCCCCATGGTCTGTCGATGACGCGAAGTTCTACGGCCTAGATTTCATCGCGCGGGAGCGTCTGCCGTGAGCCGGACCATTGAGTCGACCCTGGCGGCGGAAATCGTCAAGCCGGAACTCAACCCCATTTTTCTAGCAAAGATTGAAACGGCCGGTGACACGGTTTTCGCATGGACCGGTATTGGCGACTTGGTCTGGAATGGAGACACCTACGCCGGAACGGGTATTTTCGGCGGCGTCAGTTCGGTCGAGGAGACCACAGACGGTGCCGCCGCTGGTTTGGTGTTTCAACTCTCCGGCATTCCCGATGATATCGTTGCCACGTCCATCGGCCTGATTCGGCACGGCAAGCCAGCCTCGTTGTGGATGGGGTGCCTGGATTCGAATGGGGTCATGGTTGGAAATCCCTTGTTGATTTTCAACGGATCGACGGACGTCCCGGAACTTGAGGACGGGGCCGATACCGCAACCATCCGGCTATCCGCCGAATCGCCCGCCATCGATCAAAGGCGGGCGCGGGTTCGCCGCTACACCACCGAAGACCAGAAGATCGACTATCCGACAGACAAGGGCTTCGAATACGTCGAAGGCTTGCAGGATCGATCCATTCCATGGGGAAAATCGTGAGACGCCATCCTGACTGGCCCGAGCGGCTGGCCGAATACATCGAGGGGCGCAAAAGCGCCCCTTTCGTTTGGGCCGGCCATGACTGCTGCGCTTTCGCCTGTGGTGGTGTGATCGTGCAATCCGGGGTTGACCCTATGAAAAAGGCCATGGGCCATTACAGGACCCCGCGCGGCGCGGCTGGATGGATCGTCAGAAACGGGGGCTCCCTGATGACGGTTGCCGTCCGTTTGGGCGAAGCCTGCGGGATGCGAAAAATCCCCGTTGCCATGGCCGGCCGGGGCTGTGTCGTCCTTGGGACGGTGCGCATGGAAACGGATAATGGGGTGATCGAGACGCCGGCTCTTGGCCTTGTCGGCATGGACTCCAGGTTTTCCCTGTTCGCCGCGAAAATAGGGTTTGAGCCATATCCGACCCGATCCTGCCTTGCCGCTTGGGGTTTTGACTGATGCCTCCCGCCATCATCGCCGTCGGCGGTGCCGTCCTTGCCGGAAGCGCCGCCTACAGCGCGGGCATCGTCATCTTCGGGGCGGCGCTCATAGCGCCCGGCTTGGCCGCCGCCGTTGTGGCTGGCGTCGGCGTGTTGGCGGTTGGCTTCGTCTCTACCGCGCTTACCCCAAAAGCCAAGGCTCCGGACGTTTCCAGCTTCGAGCGCCAAGCTCAGGACAACATCCTGACGGTTCGGCAGGCCGCCGCGCCGCGCCGGGTGGCATTCGGGCGCGTCCGGGTCGGCGGCGTGTATACCTTCCTCCATACCACGGGAACCGACAACAACACCCTTCATTCCATCGTCACCGTCACCGGCCATCCGGTCCGTTCGCTCGATGCTCTTTACCTGGATGACGAGGTTGTTCCTCTCGATTCCAACGGCGACGCTACCGGGAAGTATGCCGGCAAGGTTTCCGTCAAATTCGGGCTCGGCACCACGGCCGGGGATTCCGCCTTTCATGCCGCGCTGACAGCCGCCGTTGGATCGATGTGGACGGCCGATCATCTCCAGGCCGGCTGTGCCAAGGCTTACGTCAAATTCGTCTATGGCTCCGATCTTTTTGGCGGCGGACTTCCAAATCCGTCTTTCGTGGTTTCCGGGTATGTGGGGGTCGAGGACCCGCGAGTCGGGACCAGCCCGGTAACGACGGGATGGATGGACAACGCCGCTCTCTGCATCGCCCAATACATGCGCGACACCGCGCGGGGCATGGGGTATGCCTCTGACGGGATCGATGAGGACGCCTTGATTGCCGCGGCCAACGACTGCGATGAGATGGTTTCCCGCATCGAAGCGGCTGTTGCCTTCACCGCCGACGCAACGTCAAACATCCTGACGGTAGCCGACACTTCTGCAAAGCTGCGCACCGGGACGAGATTTCAGGCCAGCAATGCCGGCGGTTCTCTCCCCGGTGGTCTTTCGGCCGCCACCAATTATTTTTGGATTCCGTTGACCCCCACCACCGGAAAGGCCGCTACGTCCCTTGCCAATTCCAGGGCCGGGACGGCGGTTGACATCACCTCCGCAGGGACTGGCACGCACACCCTCACCGTGGATGCTGAGCCCCGCTACACCCTGAACGGATGGTTCGATACATCGGAAGAGCCGGAAAGCCTGCTGCCTCGCCTGCTGTCCGCGATGGCCGGCGTGAAGACAGAAACCGGGGGCAAGGTTGTTCTTCTCGCCGGGGTCTGGCGCGGGGCGACGGAAACCATCGCCGATTCCGATTTGGATGGGCAGGTCGTTTCCGCGCACAGGAGGTCACGGAAAGACCTGTTTAACGGGATCAAAGGAACGTTCGTCAACCCCGACGACGACTGGCAGCCCACGGATTTCCCGGCCGTCGCCCCGGCGGCCTATCTGACGGAAGACGGCAACGAGCGGATATGGAAAGACGCCGCGCTCCCCTACACAGACTCCCCATCGATGGCGCAGCGCATCGTCAGGATCGATCTCGAACAGACCCGCCGTCAGCAGTCGGCCACGATCCCCCTGAATCTGAAAGGCATGAAGCACAGGGCCGGGGATACCGTGTCGGTCACGAACACGAAACGGGGCTGGTCCGCCAAGACCTTCTTCATTTCAAAATGGGGCGCCGAGCCGAGGGGCGACGCGGAAAGCCTGCGCATCGGGACCACGGTTGATATCACGGAAACAGACGCCAGCGTCTTTGCCTGGATGCCGGCAACTGACGAAGCGCAGATGACGGCTTCGCCCCTGACTAATCTCCCCGATCCCTTCGCCGCGACGGCGCCGGACGATCTTGTGTTGTCGTCCGGAACGGCCGTTTTGGGCGTCCGGCTTGACGGAACCGTGTTCTCCCGGATCAAGGTGGCATGGACAGCCCCGCTGGATGCCCAGGTGACCTCGGGCGGCACGATCGAGGTCGAATACAAGAAATCGGCGGCGGCGACGTGGCGCTCCGGCGGCGCGGTGCGCGGCGACGAGACCGAGGCCTTCATCCTCGACGTCGACGACGGCGAGGCCTACGACGTGAGGATCCGGTCGCGGCGCGGCGGCGCGCTCAGGGCCGCCTCGGACTGGGTGACGGAAAGCAACCACACCGTCGTCGGCAAGACGGCGCCGCCGTCGGACGTCGCCACCTTGTCGGCCAACCAGAACGGCATCACGGTCAACTTCGTGTGGTCGCAGATCGGCGACGCCGACCTGGCCGGCTACGAGATCCGCTACATGACGGCGCCGTTCGTATGGGAAAGCGCCGCGGTGCTGACCCGCGTCACGCGCGGCACGCGGATCACCACGGCGGCGGTGCAGCCGAGCCCGCTGGCCAACGGCGGGCCGGAGCAGGCGCCGTGGGTGTTCGGGATCAAGGCGGTCGACACCTCGGGCAACTATTCCGAGACCGAGGCGACCAAGAGACTCGTCGTCACCAACGCCTTCACGGTGATTGCCGACAGCCAGCAGTGGCCGCTGTGGACCGGCACGCGGGACGGCTGGGTGCGCAACCCGACGACCGGCAACCTCAACCCGTCGTCGGACGATTCTGCGGCCACCGTCGAGGACTTCTTCGCGGCCTACGCCGCCAACCCGCCGGCCGAATCGGTCTACACGACGGCAGAAATCGACATCGGCCTCGACGTGGCGGCCCGGGTGTGGACGGAGGCCAATGCCAACGTCGGCCCCGGCGAGGCCGGCTCGGCCGACCCCACCGTCGAGATCGACTACCACGAGGCGGCCGGCGCCTACGACGGGTTCGAGTCGTGGGCGGTGGGCGACGCCACCCTGCGCACCGCCAAGGGCCGCGTCACCATCGACCAGCAAAGCGGCGCGTCCAGGCTGACCGGCTTCAACGTCACCATCGATTCCCAATCGAGAAAAGAGACCGGCACGGTGGTGATGAGCGCCAGCCCGGCCGGGGCGATGCCGGTGACCTTCGCGACGCCGTTCGCCTCGGCCCCCGACGTCCGGGTGTTCCCGGCCGGCGGCACGCCGCGCATCGGCGAGCCCAGCGCGGTGACCGGCACCGGCTTCACGGCGCTGCTGTGGGACCTTTCTGGCAACCCGGTCAACGACACCATCGAGTATGAAGCGGAAGGCGTGTGATGACAGGAACCTTCGTCCAGCCGGATTTCGAGACGCAGAAGGGCAACGGCACGACGTACGTCACCAACCTCGACGGCTCCATCGCCGCCATGAAGGGGGTGGGGGCGGCGTTTGCCTGCCACGAAACGGCGACCCCGGATATGGAAGTGGTGGTCGACGCCGGCACCATCACCGACGCCTCGGATGGTTCGCTGATATCGGTCGCCCAAACATCGCTTGGCCCGCTGACCGCGCCATCCGTGGAGCCCCGATATGATATCGTCTACGTCGCGATGGCCGACGGCACGCTGGGCGTCGAGACCGGCGCCGAGGCGGCCAGCCCATCCGACCCCGCCATTCCGGCCGGGGCGTGGGCGCTGGCCCGCGTGCGGCTGGAAACCTCGACCACGGCGATCCCCAATACGTCCATTGATGATCTGCGCACGTGGGCGGTCAAGACCGACGTCACGGCGCTGGCCGGCCTCACCACCGAGATCGCCGCCCTGGGCTCCGGCGACGCCCTGGCCGGACTGCAGACGGTCGGCGCGGCCGGCGGGGTCTACCTGGATATCCCGATGCAGGCCGGCTACTCGGCGACCATGACGGGGGTCAACATCGAGGCCCGCGACTATTACGAGATCAAGATTCCCCGCGCCTTCTCGGCAACCGGCGAGGTGGCGAGCTGCGGCACCGCGCCGACGGGAGCCGACCTCATCTTCGACATCGAGAAGAACGGCACCACGATCTATACGACGAAACCGCAGATCGCGGCCGGGGCGACCACACTCACGGCCGGAACCTTGAAGACCGACGGGACCGAGGACTTCGCCGCCGGGGACGTTCTGACGTTCGGCGTCACCCAAATAGGCTCCACGATCCCCGGCCAAAAAGCATTGTTCACGCTGAAGGGCCTCTACGCATGACGATGCTGATCCCATACGCCAACCCGGAACCCGATCCGGCCGAGCCGATCTTCGGCGACAAGACGGTTGTCCTGGTCAACAACGCGACCTCCGGGGCCGTGGCCGTGCCCACGGGGACAACGCAGGGCGACCGCTTGGTCCTCGCGATTGCGAAAACAGAAGCGGCGACCTTCACCGGCCTGACCAGATGGACCGAGACGGTGGCCGAGGATAGCGTGCCCGGCGCCATGCTCTACATGTTTGAGAAAGAAGCTGGCTTCACCCAGATCGGGGATGGTCTTCCGGTTTCCACCGTTACCCATCCGGCCATAGCCGCGCTCAGTTCATCCCGCATTGCCTATATCGACGGGACGAACGACGAACTCCGCACCTATGATTTCGACGGCGAAACTTGGACCCTTACCGGAACGCCTCTCGCGATTTCCGGGTCGGTTGAAAACGCCCTCTGTGCGCTCTCCGCAACCCGCGTCGTCAGGATCGACTTCGGCGCCCAGGTGTTGCAAGCCTACGATCTTTCGGCCGGGGCATGGTCAGCCGTTGGCAATCCGTTCTCCATCTCCGGTACGAGCTTCCCGGCCCTGGCTGCGCTTTCTTCAACGCGTATCGCCTTTATTGACGGGGCGAACGACAGCCTGCGCGCCTACGACTTTGACGGCACCGATTGGACCCTGACTGGGAATGCCTTCGCCATATCGGGTACAGGCTCCCCAGCACTGGCAAAACTGACATCTTCCCGCGTCGCCTTCATTGATGGCGTGCATGACGAACTCAGGGCCTACGATTTCTCAGGAACAGACTGGACGCTGGCGGGTAATGCTCTTGTGCTGTCGGGTCTTTCCGAGCCCCGCCTATGCCCCCTGAGCGCGACCCGCGTCATCCTTGCCAACAACGACGACACGCTGCGTTGCTATGACTTTGACGGCACGGATTGGACGCTTCAGGGCAGCGCATCGGTTGCCGGCATCGATTATCCCGCCCTCGCCGCTTTGGACGGCACGACGTTCGCCTTTATCGATGGTCTCGCGGACGAACTCCGCGCCTATGGGTTTGACCTTGGCGCGACCTATACCGTGGGCTGGACCGGGGCCGACGATGCCGTGATCCAGATGATCAATGTGGACCAGTGCGGGCCGTCGGCGTTCAAGGCGACGGTTTTTGTTGGCTTCTGGCAAACAAGCGGGACTGGCTTTTCGATCACGGCCCCAGGTAGCCCTGACCTGGCCGCCTTGAGCGAAACCGATGTGGCGTTTTTCGACAGCGACAACAAGGAACTGCGTCTGTACCGGTGGAACTCGGGCACTGAAACATGGGGGTTGGTTGGAACTGGTCTCAGCATCTCGCTCGGGACCGTCCCGGCACGTGCCGCATTGGCGGCGTTGAATGGGACTGATATTGCCTTATTCGACAATAACTCCACCGCCACGGTCCGACTGTATAGATGGAACGAGGGCACCACGGCGTGGTCGGCGGTCGGCGGCGGTACAAGCGTTGGCACCTCTGGGACACCAGCGATCACATCATTGAGCACAACCGACATAGCACTCATTGATCCAGACGACAAGATCAGCCGATACCATTGGGATTCCGGCACAGAAACATGGTCTCTGGTTGGCGCTGGTCTTTCTATCACAGGGGCAAGTGTTCCAGCCTTGGCCGCCTTGAACGAAACCGACGTGGCGCTGATAGACGGCAGCGGAGAACTGCGTCTTTACCGGTGGAACTCGGGCACGGAAACATGGGGGCTGGTTGGAACTGGTCTCAGCCTGCCGGGCACCCCAGCGATTGCGGCGTTAAACACCACAGATGTGGTGCATATAGACTCAACCAACGATAAGTTGCGCCTATATCGATGGAACGAGGGAACCGAAACGTGGTCCTTGGTCGGCGCCGGGCTTTCCATCTCTGGGGCGGGTGTTCCAGCCCTGGCCACTCTGAACGGAACCGCTGTGGCGTTGGTCGACAACGGGACGGATGAATTGCAGCGGTACGCCTGGATTTCTGGGAACGAAGATGCGACCGCCCCCACCTGCCCCGCCGTCACCACCGGGTCGGCCAACAACCTCGTGCTGCGCGCCTTCGCTGCTGCCGGGGCTTCGATCACCGAGGACAACGGCGAGCCGGCCGGGACGACGGTGATCGCGGTGCGCGCTTCCCCCAACAGCGAAGTCTCGCTTGGGTTGGCCTACGAAGCCGCCGCGACGCCGGGCGACGTCGGCACCGGGGCCTTCGCGCTGACCGCCGCCCAGCCGTGGGCCGCCGCGACGGTTGCCTTAAGGGCGGGGGATGAGAATCCGACTCCGGCCGAGACCGGTAACGACGCCAATACCCTTCTGCTTTATCACATGGACGGCGCCGACGCCTCCACCACCATCACCGACAGCGCGGCGGGGGCCTCGGCTGCGCATACCGGAACGGCGGTCGGTAACGCGCAGATAGACACCGCGCAGAGCGTGTTCGGCGGCGCGTCCCTGCTGCTCGACGGCACCGGAGACTCCGTCACCACGGCCGATCATGCCGATTTCGATTTCGGGACCGGAGACATCACCATAGATTTCTGGTTCCGGCCGAATTCCCTGGCGGCTACCAGTTATTTGTTTGACTGGCGCAACACGGGCACAGGGGGGGCTCCGACGGTCTATTGCTATCTTGGCACGGATGGGTCGGTCAACTGTGCCCTTGGCGTTGAAAACCTGTCCGCTGCGGCTGGCACCGTGACGACGGGCAACTGGTATCACTTCGCGGCGGTGCGGTCGGGGACGACGACGTACCTGTTCATCGACGGCGTGCAGAAGGACACAGACACGAATAACGGAGACTACACAGCCACGTCGGCACTTACTTGGGGCGCCCGACATAACGGTGCCATCGCCCTCAATGGCTGGCTGGAGGGAATCAGGGTGCGGGACTTGGCGACGTGGACCGCAAACTTCACCCCACCGATTTCCGCCTATGGCCCGAACACTTAAAACCTGTGAATCCCGCCAAGGACTTCCACGAAACCAGTAATCGGGGGACTACATGAGCGCATGGATGAAGACGGTACTCGGCATCGCCGTGGCGGGCCAGCCGACGGCGGCGCGATGACCAGCATCAACCTATCGGACGTGCTGACCATCATCGGCCTGCTGTTCGTCGGTGGCGGCCAGGTGGTCGGAATCGTCGAGGACTTGTTTGCCGAACTGCTGGCCCTGGCCGGGAAGCCCGCCGGGCACGTCCACGAAACCCACCCGATCGGAAGGTGAAGCTATGGCAATAAGGACGGTGACGGAAACTTGGGAGGCAAATCGATGAGCGGGCCGTTCGATATTGCGGCTCTGGCCACCGTGCTCGGCGTCGTCGCGCTGTGCGTGGGGGCGGGATGGAAGCTGGCGCTACATCTCTACAAGCGGGTCGGCGAGGCCGAGACCAAGGCATCGGCCGGCGACGCCAGGCTGCACCGGCGCATCGACGAGCTGGCTGCGGGCACCATCTCGCGCGACGAAATGGTGCAGCACCTCGATGCCATCAAGGATAATGTCGGCGAGGTCCGGGACGACATTCGCAGTCTGCACACCGGCATGGAAAGCCTCGCCAATGCGGTGATCGCCGGGCGCGGCAAGGTGGGTGCGCTATGAGACGGGCCCTTATTTCCGGTCTCATACTGGCCGCCGCGGCGGCCTTTTTGCTGGGCTGCGCCACCACTCCGGCCGAAAAGGAGCCGCCGCCGGCGCAACTGGTATGCGCCGACCGCGCCGCACTACTGTCCGCGATCGAGGAAGGCTATGGCGAAACCACGGCCGCCTTCGGGCTTTCCGACAACGGGGAGGTCTTCGAAAACCTGGCCGCGCCCGACGGAAAAACGTGGTCGTTATTGGTCACCACGCCCGAGGGTTCAAGCTGCCTGATCGCCGCGGGAATGGCGTGGCGGAACCAGGCGCCGCCACGGGCGGGGGCGGAGATATGATTGCGGCCACCGCCTTCCTCGACGTTTACATCGTGCCGGTGCTCTTGAAGCTGCGTGAGGCCGACGAGCGCCTCAATTCGCTGGCCGCCGCCCGCCTGCTGCTCGGCACGGCGATCATGGAATCCCGTCTCACCCACCTCAAACAGCAGGGCGGCGG